AGCTACTGCTAGGATTTGAACCTAGGTGATTGGATTCAAAGTCCAAGATACTAACCACTATATGACAGTAGCTTCCCGTATATATGTCGCATGTTTTCTTTAAGCTAATCTTACCTACCATGGTATATCCTGTGGACGAAACCGACACCCGGTCTTTAAAAAATCAACAAACTGTTTAAACTCCGGTTCGGGATTTTCCATGTGTACCATGGAATCGAGTATTATACCTACAAACTTATTATATTTAGGGTGTGGTCCAGTATGTGTTATCCTATTTTCGCGAAGGTTACCTATTTCGCGTGGCATCATGATTATATTATCACTCGCTTGTAAATCGTATTTAACTTTATCAAATAAGGGGTGGTGTCTAAACTGAACGGGTATAACGTGATGATCTTCGACGTTACGAACATTAAAACGAAGTTTGAAGTTTCGGCGTAACAGTGACCCGTATCTCATATCATAGTCCGGGAATAGATTTAAACCTACGCGCATCATCGAATCTTCGAGTTCGTCGACTTCGTCCCATGCGGTAAAACACTCGTCTGACGATGCGTTAGCACATATTTCTTTTGCTTCGTCTATAGCTTCCACGAACCTATACTGAAGACGCGGATTCTCGACCGTTTCAGGTGTAATGTTTATTTTTTTCGAATACGTACTTTCGAGAACATTTTTACGGATTTGGTGTCGTTTATTTTCGGGTGATGGTTGAACTGAAAAAACTCTAATCATTTACTTTTTAACGCGCTAAATCTTTAACACGTTAGAAAATAATATATATTTACTTTTTTACTTTTTTTACTTTTTTCTCTTTTTTTACTTTTTTCTCTTTTACTACTTTCTTTTTTACTACACCTTTAATATCTTTTTTATCAACTTTAATTTTTCGAGCTGCTGTTCCTGGTAATAAAACAGATTTTGGTATTTTACTCATTTAGAATATGTAAATATTTTTTTAGTGTAAAAATAATGATCCTAGCGGGGGTCGAACCCGCGACCTCGGCGTTGCGTATGTGACGATAAAGTCACTTAGGTATACCTAGTAATGTATAAGCACCGCGCTCTAACCAATTGAGCTATAGGATCCCACTTATACATCAACCATAAACTTTAAACCAAACACAACTTTTACTAACCGTAAAACGTACTCTTTGTATTCAATCATTTATACTATTCTATTACTTCTTACCTTTATGTTGGTTTGAAATCGGAAACGAAGTTAACTCACATTGCGACACGTCAGTACTCATTTTCCTACCCAACTCTAAATCTGGTGTATTTGGTCTCGATTTAGCTAACCATTTAACGATTTTACGTTTATTATATTCACTGTCCGTACCACCACCAAGATTTGTTCCTATTACGTTCAAACCATTACACACGTCGGGTTTATTTTCTTTGTCTGGAAACGCCATATTAAACGCGTCTATGGCATTTGGTGGAATATCTGGAGAATCGTCCAAAAGGCGATCGTATTCTTGTCGACACTTAGTCACGAATTCGTTCACGTCACCTCTGTGCTCGGTTTCGAGTGATAATTCCATCTCGATATTCCTATAAAATTTAGACCATTGAATACACATGGACGAGTGCGTTTCCATCATTTTTGAGCTATTATTAAACTTAGAAACGGATGTAAGTATACCCGCGAGTACATTTAAAAACGCAAAAAAGTATTGAACTGCTATGATTTGTTTTTTCTTTTCGTCCGTCATACTTTCATCGTTTGGACTCAAAACCGCGAAACCACCAACACCTGTTATACTAGAAATGATTATACACGGGTACGATAACCAATCGTTTTGTTTCTTATAAAACATACGTGAATAGTTGTGTAACCACCTGTAGCCTGCGGCCTTTTCGGCCCAGCCTATGAGGAGTTTTTCCTGTTTCGGACACCAATGATGTTGTTCTGGTATAGTAACTCCCATTACTATTTCTTAGAAAATAAGTATGCATATTCTCTTGCTAATGTATCAACACGTTCATTATTTACGTTTCCGTTATGTGCTTTGACCCATTTAATATCAATGATTTCAAATTTACGCATTAATTCAACCATTTGTACCCACTCATCTTTATTCTTTACATCACCCCCTGATGAAGTTTTCCAACCGTTACGTTCCCAATTCTTAGACCATTCCGTTAAACCCATGCATACATATTTACTATCGGTATACACGCGAATGTATTTAATTCCCAATTCTATACATTTTTCCATGGCTTTTATAACTGCTACCATTTCCATAACATTATTCGTCGTACTATCCTTACCACCGCTATTTTCTATTTTATGAATAACAGTCGAAAGTGTTCCAATTATAAGGTATGCCCAACCACCGGGGCCAGGGTTACCTAAACAACTTCCATCTGTATATACTTCGATCATTTATAGTATACATAGGTTTAAACTTTATACTTCAATTAATTGGTCGCGTTCACGTGAGAAACATTTATAATAACATTTAGAAACTGGTTCTAATAAATAATACACGCCCCAACTAGTTCCCAAAACTATTAAAAATATATAAACACCTTCCATTATCATAGTATAACGTTAAATCTTTATATTTCAGAGTTCCTATTAGTGTTTCCAATACAACCCTCTTGGGAGTTTGGGTTCGTATTTTGGGCGAGGTTCCTCATCGTCTTCATTATCTTCATCACCACACAAACACCAACTGTTTTTTAATGCAAAACAGACTAATATCAGAACTATTGTTCCAATCGCATAATAAAGAGTTAACATATTTATATTATTACTTAAAATTTTAAGTATTTATATTATAAAACATGTTTCACCAAGATTGGGAAGAAGTTACTATACATGGTAAATCCGTTAAAAAGGAAAAAGAAAAGGAAAAATACGTCAAGTTCATGGGTCAGGAAATCAAATTACCTAAACGGAGTCAGTATTCAGGTAAATCACCCGAACAAAAACTCGAAGAAACTGAATTAGGAACCCATAAAAAGGTCGGTAAGGAAACGGGTTTAACCATTCAAAGGGCACGCGTCGCAAAAAAGTATACACAAAAGGATCTTGCAAACCTGATAAACGTATCGTCTGATATAATTTCGTCGTACGAATCGGGTAAGGCTATCCCGGATCATAAAATCATGCAAAAATTGCGTCGAGTTTTAAGTGTTAAACTCTAATATATTACATCATGGATAATACACTTGGTAAACGAATTCAAATGATACGTATAAGAAGAAATCATACACAAGTTGAACTCGCGCACAGAATAGGCGAAACGTTAGATACCATAAACAAAATCGAATCAGAAAAAATCGAACCGAACTGGTACGTACTCGAAAAAATACAAAAATACTTTAAGGTCACACTTTAAAATTTGATCTAAATTTTAAAATCTAAATTTTATTTATTTTTTAAATTTTATTTTTTACTAAACTTAATAAACTAAGAAATGCTTAGTTGGAGAAGGCGAGGCCACCCATACCGGATTGGACACGGAGAACGTTGTAGTTGACCGCGAACATGTCGAGGTTCTTGGAGGCCGCACCGCCGCTGCTACACTTGACGGCGACTTGCGCGTTGTCAATTCTGGAGAAGTTGCAAGTACCAGTTGGTTGATGCTCTTCTGGCTTAAGCGCAAACGAGTACGAGTAAACACCCGTGTATGGCGAACCAGAGTGGTGTTGGAATGGTTGCACTTGGTTAAAGTACTTACCGGATTGTTCCTTGAATCTGTCTTGACCGTTAAGGACCAATTTGAACGTTTCCAAGTTACCAGCATCATCTTCAAACCAAGAAGCCGCACCAGCAGCGGATTCAAAGAGTGGTTGACCATATTGTCCAGCTTGGACAACAACGTTGGCAGAATCGCAATCAACGTACACTTCAGCCATACCATCGTTTTTGGACAAGTTCCACATAGTTTGCGCACCTTCGGCATCACCTTCGGCAACGCACCACACCAATTCCTTAACTGGGTGGTTGTAGGACAATCTGACTTGCTTGGTCGCACCCGCGGTAACCGTATCGGTACCAGTGTGTTGAACTTGCTCGATCAAGTATTCGTGACCCTTTTGCGCGAATCGTCTGCGCTCTTCAGTGTCGAGGTAGATGTAGTTAGCCCAGACCTTGAACGTAGACGTGGACAAGTACTTGTCAAACTTAGCGGTCAAGTCAAAGTCAATTCTGACTTCGTGGTATTGCAAGGCAATCAATGGCAAGGCCAATCCTGGGTTTCTGTTGAAGAAAAAGATGAGTGGCAAGAAGACTTGTCTAGAATCCGTGACGACAGTCGACATAGTGGAAGTCATTTTACCCCAGTTAGTCTTGGCCGCATCGGACAAGTACAATTCAGAGTACAATCTCCACCATCTTTGGTAGTGCTTATCGATTCTTTGACCACCGATAGACAATTCAGCGTTCTTGATCGCACGCTCAGCGACCCACGAGGAACCAGTGGCACCGCCTGTACCAATAGCGTCCTTGGCCTTGAGTTCAACGTACATGTCACCGACCAAATCACCGTTTCTGGCGACAGTCACGGAAACACGACCGGAATCGGCGGCGGTACCGTTGACAGTTTGTTCGATGTTTTCCATCGCGAAGTTAGTGTGGCGTTTGTAAACCGCCTGGAAGAAAGTGACTTTTGGGTTACCAGTCAAGTAGACGTCTTGGGCGCCATAGGCGACGAGTTGCATGAGACCTCCGGCCATTGTGTGTGTGTTTTGTAATATAGCATGAGATTTTTTTTTCAGATGTTTTCGCGAAAAAACACGATTTGATTTTTCCTGGTACATGTTAAATGTCTACTGGTTCTGTACCAGAACTCGAAAGTGTCGATGGAAAAAGCGTCGACGAAAATATTGAAGTTAGTTCCGAAACTGGATCAAGTATTGAAGATGACCTATCTACAACCGGGGGTGAACTCCCATTAGTGGATGAATTGGAAGATGGTATTTATAGTGATACTGATATAGAACTCGACGAAGATTTCGAGTCCGATAGTATTGATAGACTAGGAAACCTTTTAAGTTCAGTCCTTGTGAACGAAGAAGGTGAAACTGTGTGTTCAGCCTTAATAAATATTTCGAGACAACTCGAAGTTCAGAACAAGATAATGATAAAAATGTTAGCTCAACTCCAAAAAAGAATTTAAAAAATTAGTGTTTAATATTTATAATACTATGGATACAATAAATACCATATACATTACTCCGGACGACGACCAAAAAGAGGAAGCTTATTATCAGGATTTAAGAAACCGTATTTCTGATCTTCGTCCAGAGCAATTATTAAAATTAATTCTATCGGAGGAGAAAAGGTATGGCCTGGTTAAAGATGATCGTAAACCAGACCTTCACTGTTCACCACCCATTAAACTCGCGTATAAAATATTTTTTAAACCCGAAGAATTGGACCCAGACACGAATGAACCTACATTTGTAGATATTCAACAAAAATCGAGTGTATTTAGACATAATTTAGAAAATATTGCTACGTACTTCAATCGTGCAAAAGCATTAAGTTTATTCGAATCTGATATAGGAGATATGGATGATGATAGCGATTTGGCTCTATATACAAGGTTAGACCGTTTAATGAAACATGTTAGTGATGTTTGGTCCATTCTTCTCTCTACAACGAGAATATACGAACGTATAAATTTTCCGACGCAAGTTGCCATCGAAGTTTCTACAAACCCTTCAGTACTCAACCCTTCACTCCCTCCTCCTACATTGGATGATTATAACTCGCACCAAACGGCGTTTCATATACTCGTAGATTATTGTGAAAAAAATGATATAAAACGATACAAGGGTTATACGTGTAAGCAAATTATAACGGCAGAAAAACATAGAACACGTGCTTGGAAACAGTCTGAAGAAATTAAAGATTTTGTTTATCGAATTGCTGATAAAAACACGTGGCATGAACTATGGTGTTTACTAACATCGTCTAACGGAACTAGTGGATTTACCCAAGTTATCAAACAACTATCCGAAGCTTACGATATGCAGTTTCCAGAGATCAAAAAGAATAGGCGCGTTTGGTCGTTTAAAAATGGTCTATTTATTGGCGACAGGTATAACGACCAAACTGGTTTATATCAGACCGAATTTTACAGATACGATTCGAAAAATTATAAAAGTCTCGATCCAACAATTGTAAGCTGTAAATATTTCCCTATTGATTTTGTAGATCACAGTCATATCGAAAATTGGGAAGATATACCAACTCCTCATTTTAATAGTATTCTTAAATATCAAGACCTAGAAGATGAAGTTTGTAAATGGATGTATATCCTCGGTGGTCGTTTGTTTTATGAAGTTGGTGAGATGGACAAGTGGCAAGTCATACCGTTTATAAAGGGTATCGCACGTTCTGGTAAATCGACTATCATTACCAAAGTATTTTCTAAATTTTACGAAGCGAGTGATGTAAAAACAGTGTCAAATAACATAGAAAAACAATTTGGGTTAGGTCCCATTTCAGAAGGTTTGATGTTTGTCGCACCGGAAATAAAAGGTGATTTCAGACTCGAACAGGCAGAATTTCAAAGTATAGTTTCTGGTGATAGTATGAACATAGCTATAAAAGGTAAACCTGCTAAACCTCTCGATGCATGGATAGTACCTGGATTTTTAGGAGGTAACGAGACCCCGGGATTTAACGATAAACAGGGTAGTGTTGTTCGTCGTTTGATTACATTCGATTTTAGAAAACAGGTTACGGACGCAGATTCAGATCCAACATTGGACGATAAACTCGAAAAAGAATTACCAATTATTATGGAAAAATGCGCACGTGGATATTTGGAATACGCACAAAAATATAAAAATAAAGATATTTGGAGTATTTTCAATACTCAATATTTCTTCAAAGTAAGAGAACAAATTGCTTCATCGACGAATCCTTTGGAGAGATATTTACAAGCTGGTTATTACAAGGATTGTCAATTTAGAACGGGTAGTGACCTAAAATTTCCATTGGATGTGTTTGAAGACTTATTCTATAGTTATTGCACCGATAAAAAAATACATAGACCAAGATTCGATGAAGACTTTTACAATACATCTTTTAGTACGCGTAAGTATAAAGTTCGTACAGAAGAGAATGATTATTTGGTAATCACTAATCCTGAAAAATTACACGAACCAACGAATTTTAAAGGTAAAAAAGTTATATACGGATTTACCATGGATGTAAAAGAAAATACAAGGGGCTACGATGTAACACTTTTGTGAAATAATGAATAAAATCTCATGATAGTGTAAGTATGGATCCTCGTCAATTCATAAAAAATTCAAATATTCAGGTTGAACGTCCAGGTACTGCGCCTAGTATTGGTCAGGGTGTATCGTCACCTATATTTAATGAATTAAGAGTAGGTAAATTTAGACCAGGTATATATAATGGTGTAGTAAATAAATTATTTACTACAGACGATAAACGTCTCGATATCAAATATATACTAAAACAAAGACCAAAAGGACATGCACCTATATCAAACGGTATAACTGTGGATGTTAACGAAATAAAGGGTATATATGGGAGATTTCAAACCGGTGCTATACACACAAAAGATTTTGGTTTAAAAGGTGATTTAAATAAAAATTTCTCTTCCGCGCAATTTACCGGGTACATTATGGATGGTGTTGAAAAAAAGAATTTCAGTTTTAACGTATACACTAATGGTAAAATTCGTCTATCGGGTGGATTTCTAGGTTCCAAAAATCTTAAAAAACAACCAACGGCTTTACAAAAATATATAGTAGATACGTATACAGAAAAACAGAAATTTTTATACAACGATATATTTTATAATAATATTGGAGGTCAATTTTTAACAAATACAAATTTTCTATTATCTAAAATGACACAAGAATTCCGTCAAATGCGTTCATGGGGAGTTTCGTTTCTTGAATACGAACCCGAAATTTCTCCATTTCTTTATTTAAAATATAAAGAACATGCGTTTATTCTTACTACAAAATCAGGTAAGGTAGGTTCGGGTATTGTTCAATTACAAGGTGAATCTAACCCCGATGATCTTGAACGTGCTTATTCCGTTGGTGTAGAACTTGTCAAAAAATTACATAGTAATGGTTACACGTCTGGTTTAATTAATAAAAACGTTAATGCGGATAAAAAAGTGATTCAAAAACTTAAAGCAAAAGCTTCGACGTGTCCTAAACCTAGACGACCACCGTGTAAAGATGGATTCGCTGTTAAAAAAAATCCACAAGGATACGATTGTTGTTATAAAAAACCAAAAAAAATACCTGTTAAAAAAGTTAGAAAACAGAAAGAAAAAAATACAAAAATTACTTACGATAAAGATGGTACTATGAGAATAGGAGGAAAAAAATGCGAAAAACTTACTAAACCAGTATTATTAGAAGTTGCTAAAAAATTAGGAGTTGGTGTTAGAAATAAAAATTCGAAAACTAGTATATGTAAAGCTCTCGATAAAATAGAAAAGGGTAACTCTACGTATAAAATAAAGGGTAATTTATGTCGTGAAATGAAAAAAGAACAATTAATAGCACTCGCTATATCCAAGAGTATATCCGTAAATGATACGGATACTGTAAAAAGTTTATGCGAAAAACTAGAAAATAAACCTAAAACACCTGATTCGCCTAATGCACTTGCTAATGAACTGGAAAAGGTGTTAATCAATGCTAAGAAAAAGGAAAATAGAAAACCTACTAATATAAAACGTAAACTTAATGTAAACGGCATTAAAAACGATCTCGTTAAACTTTATGGTAAGGCGTGGATGACAAAATACGGAAACGTAATGAATATTAATAAAGATGTTCGCGATGTTAAAAATAAACTTACTCAACTCGAAAAGAACAAAAAATTTGTAACCCGTGATGGTGTATTGAAAAAAATGATCGCGAATGATACTAAAAGAGCCATGATAAAAAATTGGAAACTTAATAAACAACAAAATTTGAAAAAGTTATTAATAGAAAAGGAAGCTAATAAAATATACGGTAAATTTGGAAAAAATGTAGTAAACAAAGTCGTTAATTTCACGATGTCTTTGCAAAAAACACCTCCCCTTAATGGTTCTAGAGTTAGGAAATATATTCAAACATTAAGAGAATTACAAAATCAACCACCTTTACCATTAAACAAACAAAGAGTCGTACCACCAAAACCAGTAGTTAAAAAGAAGGTTGTAAAAAGAGCCCCAATTAAGAAAAAAATACCACAAGCACAAAAAAATAAAGTTGTAAGAAAATTAAATTTTAACTCGAACTCGAACTCGAACTCGAACTCGAACTCTAAATCAAATAATAAAAAGTTAAACGAACTATACGCTAATTTTGAAAAATTTACATTAAAGAATAAACGCAAATAGTAATTAGAAAATGGAAAATCCTCGTATTGTATTATCAAATCGTATTAAAAACAATAATATACGTACAGATGATAATAAAAGATGGGATAATCATTTATTGTCGTCCATTATAGAATCAATACATTATACTATAATGGATTATATTAATATTTATAGAAATGACACGGGATATGATTCGAAAATAATGTCCAATTTAGAAAAAGAATATTATTTATGCGAAGAATTTATGAACACAGAGTATCCGGAAAAATTTATTGAAATAAATAGAGAATTTCACGAAACGGGGTTAATATTATATATTTATGATAATTTTCAACGAATAGAATCTACTAAACATAGGAGAATAATGTTTTACTTTATGAACATCTTATTTTTCGGTTTATAAGTTTTTCTGGTTCAGATATTTGTTTAAGATGTTTCGCATGATATGAAAAATCATACCCAAGAAAATGATTTTTTATTTGATCCGAAATTGCAAAAGCGTCTATTTTTTTAGAAACTTGAGAACATACCGATCTTACCTCAAATTCTAATAATTTATCTTCTTTCATCAAAAAGTATTTTAACGACTCGTCCATTATACCATTTTCTTTCATTTTTTCGAACATTTTATTCGATTCACCACCCGATACATAAAAGTATTTTGGAGAATATCCTAACACGTGTATATGTTCGGGTGTATTAGGATCGTAAAATAACATGCTAATCGCGCATACCAATAACACCCAGATTATCATTATTTATTAGTATCCAACATATTAAAAATGTCCTTAATTTTATGACAAATATTAAATAAAGTATCGATATCGGTGAGTTTTTTAGGATCGATAATTTCGAGTTCGAGTTGATATATAGTTGATACTTCAGAATCCTTATCTGAACTCTCACCAGCAGTTACTGTCCTATCTATGGATAAATTTTTCCTGATATAAGAACATCTTTCTTTTTTTATGTTTCTATGCCATTCATTATTATCATAATCTTCATCTTCTTCGGCAATAGGCGTTTCTCTAGAAACACTGAAACGAATATCGAAAGGTGAATTATGTAAATTCTTAAAATCGATATTTTCAATACGTTCCTTTTTTATAAGAGTTTCATCGCCAGTAACAGTATCAACAGTCAATCTAATGTTTTTATCGTCTCGTGTCCATACATCGTATTTGTTTTCTTCTATCTTTTCCCACCCAGAATAATGAGAAAACCCTGTTAAAATACTAATGTATGTTTTATCACCGATATTAGTATCAAAAAATGTTCCGTTGAATCTACCCAACCGAAATTCCATTTCAATGTTTTCTTCATCTTTATACTTATCTACGATAGGTTTTATAGTGTCGCATAACTTATGTACGTCCATTTTCTTTACATTTTTATAAACGCGTCTTCTTCTTAAGCCTTTTTTATCACCTTTTTTTATATGCATGGTTTCAATAATTTAGGAAATACCTGTTATTTTAACTCAGCTATACAGGTTTTATTACGTATACGAGAAATATCATCTCATATATTAAATAATACTTACGACGGTGAATGTACTTTTACAAAATCTTACGAAAAACTTGTTGGTATATATTTTTCGACACAAGACACTAAAGTTTTCAATTTGGGTCCTGTTTTAATAGAATTTGTAAAGTTATTTCCAAGATTCAAAATTGGTATGCCTCATGATACACAGGATGCTATATTTTGTTTAATAGACACTCTAGAAAGAAGTTATCCTCATATAAAAGATCTTGTTTATGGAGAAACTAAACAAATAACTATATCACCTGTTAGTAAAAATGTATCAAAAATACCATTTTGTGTTTATATTTTAAACGTGAAACAGGGTGTTAAAAATATAAATACAATGTTAAATGAAAGTAGTAAATGGAATGTTATAGAAGATTATGTAGATGATAACGGTAAAAAACACCACGTTGCTACGACAAGAAATTTATTTTCAAAATACCCTCAAATATTTATTATATCATTTGATAAAAAAAGTTACGTACAAATTGAAGAGGAATTACAATTGGATAATAATATATACGAGTTACAATCTACTATAATTCATAAAGGTATTCAGTACGGTGGTCATTACATGTCTACTTTAAAAATAAATAACGAATGGTTAATCCAAGACGATGATAATTTAGGTAAACTCAATCAATTTCCTAGAGAAGATAATCATTTCGTCCTGGTCTACAATCTAAAAACTCCTTCATGTTAATATCCTCCTTGATATTTACAATCGTTCTATAAAACGTTCTTCTACTATTTGGAAACGTTTTATCAGTTCTTTTTTTTATTGGTTTCCACCATAATGGTCCTTTCTCCCATGTTACGTACATACACTCAACAATGTCACCATGTTTCAACCATTTATAATCTTTTGTTCTATCTATCGGTATAGAAGATTCAAATATGTGTTTACCTCTATCTTGAATGTATAATTTATATACAATAGGACCTGGTACACACCCAGGTGTTTCTACAGTTGGTTCCTTTTTAACAAGAAAATCAATTGTATTTTTATTTCTCGGTTTCCATTTAAACATCGTCTCATGTGTACCGATACGGATAGGTTCATTTACGGGTGTAAATATAAGACCGTCCATTTCTTGTTTTATTTTCGGGAGGTACTTATCCATAAACTCCTTAAAATCATCGTGCAAATGAAATTTTTTTACTTTTAATGTGATAGGATCCGTATTTAAAATTAATGACTTTTTAACAACTTTTTCAGAATGTTGTAAACGGTCTAATAAATTCTGATTACCGACAACTTCTCCACAACTCATCAAACAATCATATATCATGAATGTATTTTCATATAATTCACCTTCGAGTATAGTACCCTTAAATACAGCCATTCTGAAATTTAATGGTACGGTAAACATTTCGAGCGCTCTATTTATAAATACACATAATCTCTGATTTTCGAATTGTAATGTTATCATCATGTATCTCGTACCATCGGTTTTTTCACAAACAACGTAATCGTTATTCGCCAAAATCCCAAAATGTTTTCTTTCTATAGAAATTGGCTGACATCCGGGAAATATACCCTTACCTTTTGTACCCCAAGATTCTTCCATAAATTGTATCGTATATTTGTAAAGAGGATCATCCTTCTTTACAAACACGCGGTTCATTCTGTTCTATATTTTTAATTTAATCTTTAATTACTTTTAACACCCGCGGCGTTTAGAATATTACTTATACATTCATGATTATATGTCATGACTAACTTAGCTTTTGGATACGCAAGAATTTTAACACCGGATTCCTTAAATTTATTAAACATTATTTCCATTCTTGGAAATATTTTATACGAATTACTTTTTTTATCTTTTATGTGTTTTGAAACATTTTTAGACATAAGTAACCAACATCTAGAACTTGATTGTTTTACGTTATAATAATCACTGTTAACTTTGTTTGTAACTTCCGTATCGAAATGTAAACCAATTTGTTCTACAGGTTCTTTACATCCATCTTTCACTTTAGCCTTAAACATTCCCCAATCTATACCTTCTACAACACCCGGGAATACTAAACATCCAACACCCTCGTGTTTATCAAAACATTTTTCGAGACTATTATCATCTATTTGTATACCAAAATCTATAAAAAGTAATCTTTCGTGTGTTTTAATATATTTGTGTATAGTTTCTGCTTTATTAAATGGATCATCGTTAACAAAAACAACTTCGTTTTCGATATTACCTTTTTGTAAACACATTAAATTAAATCTAAGAATACTATGTAAAGTTTTTACGTGACATGATTTACTTCGAGTAACTATTATAGTTGCAAACTTCATATTATTACATTCTATTCTAAACCTTAAGCCTTTCTTCTAAACATCCTATGAATGGTAAATTACCAACGTGTCCTAAAGTTGTTTGACAATCCGCATATATTTTACCTCCAATCTGTTGCCAACGTCTACAAAACGCATAATCTTCCGATAAATACCTTTTTGTAGTAGGATCAATCATGCAATCAAAAATAGCGCAATATTCATCAAAATCTCTATTTTGATGATCATTTTTACAATCCAAATCCTTGTAATGCTCGTGCATTTTTTCTAAAGCTTCTCGGCTAATAACCATAAATCCAGTTGGTCCATCCAATACTTCTACAAACCCATTTTCAACAGGTCTAGTTGTAGCACCGACATTAGCAACTAAACTAGATGAAAGCATTGATAAATCACGTTCATCGCCTTGTTCAAGTGCTTTCTTAGCTTGTTCCCACATAACAACTTTTTTAGGATAAATAGCAACCGATACTTCGTGTCCCGAGCGAACTAAACGAACAATTGATTTAGGATCAAAATCTACATCAGCATCTATAAACATGAAAAAATCACAATCTGATTTCTGCATAAACCTACCAATAGCAACATTACGCGCACGGTGTACTAAACTTTCATTTTCTGTCGTATCCAATACCATTTGTATACCTTCTCGTATAAATTCAAGTTGAAGCTTGATTATACCTATCATATATTTTTCTAAACATAACCCTCCATAACACGGTGTACTTATGAAAACACGTGTTGGTCTTGTTTGAGACATTATATACTATAAATGTTCTTTATCCTCTAAGTATTTTTTTATTATATTTTCAATTTTATTTATTGTAGGTATCGATACCGAACATTTTTCACAAATATCATTTTTTGTAACTCTATTCTTGAGCGTCATATATATTACAACTGAAGCAACACTATTAGGTGTTTTACTCATGAGTTGTGAACAATTTTCAAGTTTTATTGACATTCTATTACACGCCAAGCGTTCTTCTCTTGAAACTTCAAAAGAATTCAGAAGTCTTTGCATGACGTCATTTGGTAAAGTTGTATAACTTTTTGAAGCTTTACCAAGTAATACCTCTGTAAACATTTGAGATGTTCTACTTATATCTTTAGAGTTAATAGAAAACATATCAGCTATTTCTTTTGTAGAACGAGATACATTTGCCATTCTACACGCGTATAAAACACAATTACCTTTAATACCAAGTCTAACAGCGCCTCTAGTTAATTTTTTATCGTTAAATTTTTTGTACAGCATTTTAGCATCTTTTAAAACAGTTTCTGGAAGTAAATGACACGCTTCATCTATATCTTTATACGCGTGATACAATGACCTATCTTTATGATTCATCGATTGATGAAAATTTATTTTAGCCATTCTTTTATTTTCGTATGTAGAAGTCTTTTGTGTAGAAATTACGGTACCTTTACCCCAAGAATCGGAAAATAATTCCGGATTTGAGTTTGGATTACCGCACCTAGATGGATCGTTTACCTTACCATCCTCAGTTATACCACTCGTCCATTCCGGATTATCGTCTATAAACATTGTATCGACTAACCCACAGTTTGAACATGTAGGCATACCTTCTTTTGAAATTATTTTTACATTCTTACACGTTACGCATATGTTATAATTATTGATCGGCTTTGTAAGTATTGGTTTTTTTTGTAATCTGTCTACGACAGACCATATAGTAGCTAGATCCATTATATTTTCAATTGTTAATTTTAAAAATAGCGATTCGCGCACTTAGGTTAAAAATTTAATTCATCTGCTTGTATTCTTGCTAATGTTTCAATATTATCAACCATTTGCTTATATCGTAAAGACCCTGGACTTCGTGGTTCCCATTCTTTCCATTCTTTATCTATAATTCTACTATTAGATGGTGGTATAACGACACCGTCTATTTCCGAATCAGAAACGATAAAATCACAAAGATCGCTACCATCATCGTCAGATTCGTCTATAATATCACTGTCTTCTTCTGAGTCTATTTCATCTATCATATAGTATAAATTATCCTTTACGTTTCTAAAATATTCAGTTGATTGATGGTGTTCTGATAAATTTTCTTCCTGGACAAGTTCATCTTTATCTTCAAGTTCATATAATCTAGCACCTTTATAAGTCATTGATGTTTCTGAATAATAAGAAACTACTACGTAATCTTTATTGTTTTCCTTTACTTTAGCGTATATTTCATCTTCTGTATCATCCTCTAAATTAACTAAAACTTTTATTAATTCTCCAGGCTGTATTTCTGAAATTTTAATCATTATTAAAGTTTTAATACAAAAATATTTACAGATATTAGCACACATGGGAGTCGAAATTTTATCAAAAGAAGGATGTCAATATTGCGATATGGCAGTTGAGTTATGTAAGGAATACAAATTGGAAAATAAAAAGAGTATAGTCACTAAAGAAGAACTTAAAAAACGATGTGGACAACAGGCATCTGTATATCCACAAATTTTTATGAACGATGAATTAATTGGAACTTATTTTGATTTCCAGGATTATCTCGAAGATGCTGAACCAATGTTATTACCAACACTCGATAGATTTACCGTTTTTCCTATACAACATGAACATTTATGGTCCATGTATAAAAAAGCTCAAATGTCAAACTGGACTGCTGAAGAAATTGATTTCTCGAAAGATATGGATGATTGGGTGAACTTAAGTGAAAATGAACAACATTTTATTAAATATATACTCGCTTTTTTTGCGGGTTCAGATGGTATAGTATTTGAAAACTTAAACGATAACTTCGCGAGTGAAGTTCAGTATACAGAAGCGCGTTCTTTCTACGCTTATCAGGAACATAATGAAATGGTACATGGAGAAACGTATAGTAAACTCATAGATAAATACATAAAAAGCTCATCGGAGAAAAAACAATTGTTTGAGGCTATACAGACAATACCATGTATAGAAAATAAAGCAAAATGGGCTATGAAATGGTTTAGTCGCGATCGTTCGTTTGGTGAACGTTTATTAGCTTTTGCGTGTGTAGAAGGTATATTTTTTTCAGGTAGCTTTTGTGCTATTTTCTGGCTAAAGAAAAGAGGATTACTTCCAGGTTTGTGTTTTAGTAACGAACTCATAAGTAGAGATGAGGGTTTACATTTAGAATTTGCAATCGAATTATTCAAAATGTTAAAACATAAACCAAATACTTCTATAATAGAAGAGATTGTTAAAGATGCAGTGTCGATAGAGAAAGATTTTATTACAGACGCATTACCTTGTAGTTTAATAGGTATGAATTCGGAAAAGATGTCTGAATACATTGAATATGTTGCCGATAGACTATTAAAACAGAGTGGTCACGATAAAATTTGGGGTACAAAAAATCCCTTCGATTTTATGGAGAATATATCACTCGACGGTAAAACAAATTTTTTTGAAAAACGAGTTGGTGATTATGGTAAAATGGATGAAGATTCAACTTCTATTGAATTCAATGAAGAATTTTAATTACTAATAACAACTTTTTTACCGTCTTCACAAGAACACGTCACGGTTTTCCCATTACCACTTTTATATTCAGCTGGTTTTGGTAATACCGTATTATCAGTCGTATCCAAAGATCCTAAAGATAAACCTGTATCTATCATCGCAAATTGTTCTTCTGCCATACCAGGTAAAGGTTCTGGCATATCAACCATTGCCGGTGGAGCTTTTATAGTTTGTTCGACTTCAGCTTTAACTTCAGCTTCGACTTCAGCTTTAACTTCAGCTTTAACTTCTTCTTTTATTTCAGCCTTGACCTTATCAGTAACTTTACCTTCAATCTCAAACGCCTCTTTTTTGATATTCATCATTGCCCAAGAAATCAACAAAAACACTAAAGAATGAAACGCGAGACCCTTTGTTGAAGGACATCCAGTTGGTGTAGAAACCCAAGAACCAAATATTTTTCTTACGAGACGGAAAGTTTCTGGGTTAGCGATTACAAAGAATAGTAACGCCGACATTAAAGCAATAAGAAATTTCTTTTCTTGATTTTTACCTTTACATCCACATCCACAATCTTTGAATAGTAAACTTTTTTTCTGACCTGAGCACGAACCCATGATATTTTATTAATATAGACATAGAAAAAAAAAAGTAACTTAAAGTTAGACCCTGTATATAAAATACAATAAACACAATGTCTAATAATATTCAAGTTTCCACACAATTCGAACCATCTACTGTCACCTTTAGTCAATTGAAGAAAGGTAAAAACGGTGGTAAATCTGTCATGTTGAGTAATGATAATAAGAAGAAACTCTATTTACAACTTCCTTTTATGCGTTCACCGTTTGGTCTGAGCGCGTTTACCGATGAAGCTACTAACAAAACATCTTATTCACTCGATCTTTCATTCGATACCGATAACGAAGAAGCGATGGAACTTTCATCGAAATTAAAAGAACTCGACGAAATTATCCTCAAAACTGTCGCATCGAATTCTAAAGAATGGCTCGGTAAAGAATATGATCTCGAGGTTATACGCCAGGCTCTGTATAAACCACTCGTACGAGAAGGGAAGGAAGGGTACGCAGATACACTTAAATTAAAAGTACAAACAAATCAGACAGGTGATTTTATTCCAGAAGCATATAATTCGGATAGAGAACTCATTCAAGTAGACCAAATCGAAAAAAGTCAAAGATGTATGTGTATCGTAGAAATTAACCAAATTTGGTTTATTGATAATAAATTTGGTGTAAGCGTTCGTTTATCTCAAGTTCTTTGTGGACAATCTACAAAACTTCCATCTTTTGCTTTTAAAGGGTTGGATAATACAGATGAAGATTTGGTAGATGAAATTTTAGACGATCTTATCGACGAATAAAATGTTATATTAAATTAGACCAATATGGAAAAAGAACGTTATTTAAAAAATTTAAAAATTTTATCTAAACTCGCAAAAAATAAAAAAAATACTACAACACGTAAAATTAATATAGGTAAAAATCTAATCAAGAGTATGCAGGGAATGGGATGTCATCCAGAAAAATTTTTATATTTACCAACAAATAAACCTGCTTCACTTTCTATAGACAACTCTTTAAGTACAATAGGTACTAAAAAAATTGGTCAGGGTACATTTGGTCAGGTTTATTTAGGATGTGTAGATAAAGAATGTAAAAATAAAGTCGCTATAAAAATTGTTATAAATGAGGATATATCACACGAATATAAATTTGGTAAGCGTTTACACCAATACGGTAGTATAAAACCTTATGCTATTGAAAAATGTAATAACGTAACGTTTATGTATTCAGAATATGCGAATAATGGAACTCTGAGATCGTTTTTAAAAGATAATAAAAAAAATTTATTACCTATACATTTTAGAACCATAATAACTCAAATTTTACATAACCTTTATAGAATACAGAAAAAGTATCCAACGTTTAGACATCACGATTTACACGCCGATAATATACTAATAAACAATACTAGCCCTTCGCGCGTTAAACTTCTAAAAGTATATAATTCTACACTAAAAGTTCACGATATAGGTCTACAAACATTAATAACTGATTTTGGATTGTCAACTATGAAAGGAATTAAAAATAAAGAAGCGGATGATCCTCATTATAAACGTACTTCTGGTATATACCGAGAATCACATCCCATGTACGATACGCAGTACTTTTTGAATGTTATGAGACAGGAAATTAAAATTATGGGTATACAAAGTGGAGTAGAAGCACTTCAATTTATAGAAAGAATTCTACCATCGGACTATTTAGGTAAAGAAACGAATAAATTAAGAGATTATCGTCTCCGCCCGTCGCCATTGGGACACACCCAATTACCAACGTTTAAAGAAATATTTAACGATAGGTACTTTTCACCTTATAAAAAGACGACCGTTCCATTTGATATAAGTACAATAATAGGAAAAAGAAACTCATCGAAACCAAAACCAATCGTTGTAAAACATGGTGGAGGTAAAGTTAAAAAAACGTTGGAACAGGTCAAAAAGGAACTCGCATCTAAAAATAACAAAAAGATTATCAAAAGACCAGGTATACGCATAGCGCGACCATCTCCTCAGACACAACCTACAATTAAGGTGTCTATGACAGATAAAGGATATATAAGACTTGGTACACGTAAATGTAGTTCGTATAAAAAGTCAGATATAGAAAAAATGGCAAAGACTTTAGGAGTAAATACACAAAACAAAACGATCGCGAAAATATGTAAAGACATTCAATTAAAATATATAAAATAAGTATATAAACATGTTTGTTGCATTAACTTTGATCGCTATAAATATTTACATACTCACACATACAGGTACAGAACAGCCTAAACCTAAACCTACAGGAAAAGATGAAAAGGTTGAATGGACAGTCTATGGTGCAATGTGGTGTGGATGGACTAAAAAACAATTGAAATATTTAAAAGATAAAGGTATACCTCACAAATTCATCGATTGCGAAAAAGGCAATTGCGATGGAATTGATGGATTTCCATTTATGAGAAGTTCACAAGGTGAAGAAATTAAGGGATACAGGGAAATTTAGATACCACGCGCAACCGCAATAGAAAGCGAGAGAATAAACGCGTCAAGGAACGTATTAATTGGTTTAAGTATCGTAATATGTTTAACGAGCGATTTATTCCAAGCAAATCGAAGTACGAATGTACTGATAAGAATAGCAAGAATAAAAAGAAGGATTTCAGTTATGATATCGTTCATTTTTTTGGCATTGGCAAGATCTCTGAGCATTTTTACTTATTAATAAGATTTTATTTTCTACCATGTTATTAATGAGGAACACACAGACGACAAAAAATAAAAATAAATCACTTCCCCTGAGTGGTTCCGAACCTACATATACACATCGTTTATGGGGACGTACAATTGGTATAGGTAATAATAATTGTTACGCATATGCGGTAGGTGATTACGAAAGTTTAAGAATGTCTAAAAGTATACCAGGTGAAAGAGCAGGTATTAAAAATTTAAGTCACTCGTATACACACTGTAAAGGTTTACCACACCGCGTTATTGCAGATAACCCCAAAAAAGTTTACAAAGTTCAAGCAGATACAAAGTGTAAACCAAATCATTTTAAAGTAATGATGTTTGTAGCTCCTGGTAATAAAAGGAATTACTTTAGACAGGGTGATTTTCATTTTTATAAACAACATGGTATTGTTGAATATAAAGTAAAAACAGGGAATACATATGAAAGTATTGCTAAATTTTTTAATGTACCAGTTAGTCGTGTTAAAAAGTCTGGTAAATGTTTAGCCGGACGACTATTGAAATTTAAAGCAAATGTATTCAGTCATAAAAGAGGATGGGCAACAGGACCTTTACTCATAGATGCGAAAGGTAAAGCCATAACAGACCCCAGAAAAGCATCTAGGAATTACCCTGGGTTATCATACAAAAAGTATTGTAGTTCATTCTGTGTTAAAAACAGAGGGATCAAAGTCGGTCATACTCATCCCAAAGTCACTAAGAACACTCGTTAAGTCTTCTTCGTGTTCCACGTTAAATATTAAATCGAGAGCATCTAATACCAATTCATTATTCAAACACATGGTATTAGATGTTGCTTCATAATCATTAAATACCGTTATCTGAACCCTAAACTTAGATCCATCGAACACTTTACGGCACACGGGACATGTCACTTTTCCCTTTTTTTTCCAGTTTTCTAGACAATGTGAATGAAAAACATGTCCACAACGAATAGCCTTGCTATTTCTTGTTTGCCGAACATCGTTCAGGCATATGGCACATTGAGTCATTATCTAGAACACTTAAAGAATTTATTAACTGTATTATTACGTACTTTCTTCGGTATCACCTGACGAATCTGATGTACTTTCTTCGGTATCATCTATCGAATCTGGTGAATCCGACCATCCACACACTTCCCATATTTTTTCTTTATCATTTACAGAATCATTCTGTATAAATCTATCAAGTATTTCATCCCAGTGATATTTGGCTAATTTTGGATTTGCACCCTCTATCGTTGGACCACCAACTAAAGATGCTATAGTGTCACAACTCGTCTGTGGATCGTAATCAGCTGGTGGTTCTGCTCTTATGAGTTTTCCAAATTCGGTCGTGACTTTTTGTATATCATCTTTAACTTCTTTTCTACACTCTGCACCTTCACGAAAGAATTTAACTATATATTGCCAATCTTCCAACCCTTCATCTTTTAAAATTTCTTCTACGGTCTTCTTACCTTGAAATGTGATAAATTTAACGTTATCGTCTGGAAATTCAGGTGAATCTTCGAACGACATGTACTCGTCGTATTCAGTAATCCAATCTCTGAGAGCATCGCAATCTGTTTTAAAAGCTTTCTTCTGGACTTTTTCGAGTATAGGTTTAAGCGTATCTAATTTAAACTGTTTCATAAAATACTGTTTTGTACCCGGTACCAATCCAAGTGGTACAGTCGCAACACCAGTTGCTGACGAAACGGAACACATGCTAGACACGCAACACAAAACTAGTGCTATTTCCATTTATATTAAACTTGTATTTTTTTTAATTATACTTGATCACTAGTTGTGGTATCGGTTGTGGTATCGGTTGTGGTATCGGCTGTGGTATCAACTTCAGCTGTGGTATCAGCTTCAGCTGCGGCTATTGCATCGGCAATTTGAGTCTCCAAATCTGTTATAGTAGCAGTCAACGTCGTAACTTTATCCGTATCTGGAGATGCTTTTCCTTCTTCTGTTGCCAAATCAGCTTGCGCAGTTGCGAGTTCGGTTTCGAGAGTATTAATATCAACAACTATTTCTTCGGTATCATCTACGATCTCTTCGACAGATGCGTTTGTACACGAAGTTTCAACTTCTTCTGTACCCAAATAATCATTTGTATCAATAAATTCATCTTTTTCTTTATCCCAAACCCATTCTGGTAAAGGTTTATCTTCAGATATTCTTTTTTCTTTCATTGTTCTCAATTCATCACAATCTGTCGTTATATCAAACCCTTCGACGGCATTAAGGATTTTATCAAAAGCTTCCTTAGTTTCTTCGACCATTTCACGTCCTTCGCATATATTTGTTTTCGATTTGGATATTATATCAATAATTTTGATTTCTTTATCCGTCATTTCACCGAAATCAGCGTCTTCGTTTTCAGATAGGAATTTAGCTAAATCGTCACACGTGGAAGGTTTAGCGTCACTATCTACAATGGCCTGTATCAATTCCTTTGTCTTTTTATTTAACAAAGGTGTTGTACCTGGTACATTACCCGTGCTATATGCTAAAACGAACGATGTTATAATTACACATAAACATAATACGATAAGACCCACTTTTTTACCTTTGGTAAGAGCCATGATGTTATATTGTTTACGTACATTTAAAAATTGGATATACAAATAATTAAAAAATTAATAAATATTTGGCATTTTAAGAAGTGCCTTATCGCAAGATCCACACTGATCCTTTTGTTGCGCCTGGGATGGTTTCAAAAGTTCTGGACCTTTTTGTTGGAGAAGTTTTCTGAAAGAATAGTTATCTTCGTACGAGATACCATTTTCTTTCATGACGTAATTGTTATAGAGTTGAGATGAGCTGTTTATAGTGAAGCATCTACCATCGGCCATACCAAGTCTTTGGGACATTTTTGTATATATTAGTATTACATTAGAAATTAATTTTTCTATTTTTTGTTGTTAATTTCCATGAATTAAATCCATGGTTTTTCAAACATGCTAGATATTTTTCAATTTTATACCCTGAAAAATCATCGAATAATTCTCTTTTACTTTCATCACAAGGTGATACTCTGACATTTGGTATTTCATTTATAGTTGTATTTATGTTATTATATGCCCAAGCAATCTCCTTAAGATTCTCCGCGCCTGTAATAATAATCTTTCCAGTACCGAAAATACTTGTCGTTATCTCTTTCATATTCGCTGCTGGTTTAAATTTAACTTTAACAGCTGAGTATCTATCCGGTTCGAACGATACTTTATACACGCCTGGATATTTAGTACTAAAATATTCAGAAACACTTCGGAGATTTATGTTATAATTCAAACTGAAATTTGAATTTATCATAACAATATCGTACGTTTCCATTGGTGGTATAAACTCACCGACATTAACGCATTTAAACATATCCGAAAGTTCACTTATTACCCGTCTACAATCGAATATATCGGAACACCCAGCAACTTGTATACTCCCATTCGGAAAAATCTTTATTGATTTTGTACTGAAAGTATCGTTATGTACCAAAGAAATCTGATTATAAAAAGTAGTCGGTTTCAATTCCCAATTAAACCCTTTAGAACCAACCTTACCAATAGGAATTGGAGATACTTTTTCAAAACACTCTTTTATTCTGGGTATATCTATTTTACGTTCACCACCAGATTCTTGCCTGAATTTGGATATAATTGTTATAGTAGTAAGTTTTACCCACGATGGTTTAAATTCATCGGGTATATCTCGTCTAAACTCATCCAAAGTAAGTAAATACGAATACGTATTGTGATAATCACTGTGATGTTTAAATGACATTTTTACTTAAAAAAATATGACTTAAAGTTAACTTAGGTTTACTTAGTATGCCTTGTTTTAAATGTAAAAAGAAAGGAATTCCTATAGATTGTAAATATTGTGGTTTGGGGTTTTGTTCTAGGTGTATAGTTATAGAAATACACCAGTGTAAAGGGAGTGACTTAAAAAAGGAACAGGAAATAAACGATCTTAACAAACGACTTGAGTTTAAACCAGATAAGAAATTTGGTATAGTTTAAAGATATTACTTTATACTACTTTATATTACATGACATCTTTCATAAGATCTGCTAAGGAACTATTCAATATAGAAAATAACCAAAATGAAATAGAAATAAAGTACGATAAGTACTTAGAAGGATTTGGATTTGAAAAATTTAAAGATCATTTCACAACATCCTTGTTAGGTTCGGCAGGTATATACTCTGTTCCTAGTAATAAAAATTCTGTTAGGTACGAACAATTTCTAGATACAATGGTTCATAAAACGACTGAAACAATAAGAAAAAGTGTTTTAGTCCAATTAGAAACCGTCATGGTTGAAAACAAAAATATATATTCACTCATACGTATTATGAATGCGGTTAAAATAATAGATCCTACGTTTATACCACCTCTTATAAATGTAACGTGTTCTTGGCAAAAACGTATGGTTAAGGAATTCTGTTTAACAACGTTTCCTAACATCATAGAAACAACTACTAATAGTTTCAGGCTTCAGCGTCTTTTTAGAGTACTGCAATTAATAGAAGAAGACACGCGATACTAACTAAACTTTTATACATTTTAGTATCATCAGTAATTGTATTTGCTACCTCATTTTTCATTTCAATTTTTTCTTTAACAGTAAAACCTCTGTCTATATTTCTCCCTGGTAGGAGTGGTCTAGAAAGTGCACACTCATCTTTTCTAAATCCTAATCTTCCAACACCTTTGGATAACACGTCGCATGCGGGACTAACATACTCTTCTTGTTCCTCCTGTACTGGCGCTTTATATTTCTTGAAATCAAGTGTATGTTTACTCGTCCCAGGTGGGAAAAAATTTTCGGGATCGGTAAATGGGTTTATATCATCCATTGTATTCTTATCACTGAGCATTAAATGACTCATCTTTGTTACTATTGAATAATATAATTTTTAAAAAATTCTAAACATTAAGTATAATGAAAACGTCTACAAAAATTATTATCGCGCTCTTAATAATTGTACTTGCTTTGGCCGGATGGAAATATTATAACGATAATAAAAGTACACCCGGGTCAGTAGATACACCACCTACTTCAGTAAAAGAACCAGTTGTTACAAATACTAAAAAACCAGTGATTAAAACAGATCCTATAGATGTTGCCATAACAGGAGAAAATTAAATGTATATACAAATCATTACGTGATTAACTATAATACTAGCAAAAACTGTTATTATAGTTAGTTAAATACCCAGGGGATATACGATTTACAAACCAATTTTTTCATTTTTACCAAACTTTTTACCATAATTTGATGTACTCACGGGTAAATCATTTGGTTTTGTGTTACTTTCAGTATCACGTAGGTATCCCATAAGCTGAGAAACACCCGTTTGAACCTGACTTGATGCTGTCTTAATAACAATACTATTCATGTATCTAACCTGCTCCTGAACGTTTGTGTTATGATCACCCGAATTGTTAATAAAAACAACACGCATCAAGCTGTACAAATCGTTTGAATTTTGTTTATCTATAGAAATACCAGTTCTATTTTTAAAATCTTGACGAATCCCACGCTGTAAGAGATTCATATTAAACTCGGAAAAGAACAAAGTGTTCAATGGTGTTGGACACTGTTTGAGAGAATTTATGTGAAGAGCGTCGCACATATTTAATATAGGCCTGGAAAAAAATTATTGGTAAATATAAATGTTAATCGCCGCCGATTTTGATCAAGCATACAGCACAAAAGCATGTAATTATGAACAGCCACCATGTGAACCACCAGCGTGTTTTGTTGGTTCATACGCACCAGTCGCTAAAGTTGGTGACCCAAATGGTAAATTCTTTGTTAATTCGTCTTTACTCCAGCCCAATCGTTTGGCTGAAACCAAAGGTCCAACAACCGTAAGAAGTGAAGATTTTAAGTGCGAAAGTAAAAAGTAATATAAAAAATTAGTTATTATTAAATCTATAGAATGAGAGTTATAAAACGTTCCGGTCGTGTTGAAGACGTAAAGTTTAACAAGGTCACCAACAGGATTTCAAAGCTTACACAAGAACTTTCAGAAAATGTAGACGTATCGATGGTAGCACAACAGGTTTTCTCGTCTATGTATGACGAAATTAAAACACATGAGATTGACACCCTTTCTTCGGAAGTTTGTATCGGTTTAATAACCAATGACCCCGATTATGAAATTTTAGCAACTCGTATTGTTGCCAGTAACATTCAAAAACGTGCAGCAAATAATTTTCATATCGCAATGCGTAAACTCCATAAAGCTGGTATCATTACCCACGAAGTTCTTGAGGTTTCTGCCAAGGTTAAGGAAGATATTAAACACGAACGTGATTTTGATTTTGGGTATTTTGGTCTAAAAACACTCGAAAAAGGATACCTTCAGAAAATTGACGGTGATATCATAGAAACACCTCAATACCTATACATGCGAGTTGCAATCGGTATACATGGTCACGATATCGATAGAGTCCTCGAAACATACGATGCTTTATCGAGAGGTTTATTTATTCACGCCACACCAACTTTATTTAATGCAGGTACACATAGGCCACAAATGTCGTCTTGTTTCTTGATTGCAAATAAAGAAGATAGTATCGACGGTATTTACGATACTGTAAAGGAATGTGCGCGTATAAGTAAATGGGCTGGTGGTATTGGTTTACACGTCCATGATGTACGCGCGAATAAATCACACATTCGAGGAACGAACGGTACATCTGACGGTATTATTCCAATGTTACGAGTCTATAATTCAACCGCGAGGTATGTAAACCAAGCAGGTAGAAGAAAAGGGTCCATTGCCGTATATCTCGAACCATGGCACGCCGATATTATGGATTTTCTGGAAATTCGTCTCAATCAGGGGGATGAAGAAGCACGATGTCGTGATCTCTTCTCCGCGATGTGGATTCCAGATTTATTCATGAAACGTGTAGAAACCAATGGAAACTGGTCTTTGTTTTGTCCGGATAAAGCACAAGGTTTATCTAATGTTTACGGTAAAGAATTCGATGAGCTTTACGAAAAGTACGAAAGTGAAGGACTCGCAACAAAAACGATACCAGCCGTAGAAGTTTGGAAATCTATTATCAAATCACAAAGTGAAACGGGAACACCGTATATGCTTTATAAAGACGCGTGTAATGAAAAATCAAACCATAAACATATAGGTACAATTAAATCATCGAATCTGTGTACAGAAATATTAGAGTATACCGATAAGGACGAAACTGCTGTGTGTAACCTCGCGTCAATTGCGTTACCAAAATACGTCGACGTCGATAAGAATGAGTTTAACCACGAGGAATTACACCGCGTCACGAAAATGGTTACACGAAACCTCAATAGAGTTATCGATAAAAACTTTTACCCGACCGAAAACGGTATGCGTTCAAATATGCGTCACAGACCAATAGGTATTGGTGTTCAAGGTCTTGCGGACGTGTTCATATTACTTAGAATGACGTTTGGTTCAGAAGAATCGAGGAAACTAAACCGTGATATTTTCGAAACGATATACCACGCATCACTCGAATCGTCATGCGAACTCGCCGATATGTATGGAACGTATGAAACGTTTAAAGGGTCACCATTCAGTAAAGGTATTCTCCAATTCGATATGTGGGATCGCGACCCGCAGTTTAGTGGAAGATACGATTGGGATGCGATGCGTAAACTCGTTAAAAAGGGTACGAGAAATAGTCTCTTACTCGCACCCATGCCTACAGCCTCGACGTCACAAATTTTAGGGAACAACGAGTGTTTCGAACCGTACACGACAAATATTTATTTGAGACGAACCCTCGCGGGCGAATTCGTCGTCGTAAACAAACACTTGGTCGAAGATTTGAAAAAAATCGGACTCTGGTCGAAAGAAATGAAAGATCTCATGGTTAAGGCAAACGGTTCCGTTCAAAACATTATCGATATACCAGACGATCTTAAAGAACTGTATAAAACAGTGTGGGAAATGAGTCAAAAAACGATCATTGACATGGCTGCCGATAGAGGTGTATATATAGACCAAAGTCAAAGTATGAACTTATTCGTCGAGAGTCCGACGATATCAAAACTTTCGTCTATGCACATGTACGCATGGAAAACAGGTTTGAAAACGGGTATGTATTACCTTAGAAGTAAGGCAAAGGCACGACCGATCCAGTTTAGTTTAGAAGCGGAATGTGCTATGTGTTCCGCATAAATAATTTTTTATTCATCCTGTACCTCATCATCATATACGAAACATGTATCTCTATGATTTTGAGACGTAACCAGTTCATTACTTTACCGTACAAAAAATATCAGACTATATAAATGTCAAAACGTTCGAGAAATAATAATAGTAACAGTAACACTTTTTCAACCGCAACTTCTAAAAGAACGAAAATTTTTGGAAACAGTTTTTTCAAACTAATAAACGAACAATTTAATGTAAATAATATGATGAAACAATTGGGATATAACAAACCAAAACCTAAAAGGACCAGAAAACAAAGTACTCCAAAAAAATCACCCAATAAGTAATCTCAGTGTATAGAAATGGGTATCAGTAATTTTGTAAATCTAAACAATCTAGGTGTAATAAACACGCGATCAAGACATCGGAGAAAACTAGCAGATTTAATTGTTAAACAAATTAAACTAAGAAGTGAAATCAGTAAATTGACCAAAATACACGAAGAACTTACCAAAATGTGGAGGTCCATAAAAGTTAATAAAACTAATTTTGATAAACTTACGAGTCAACAACGAACTAAAAGATATAATAACGCGTCTAACATGATAAACCAATTAGAAAACCAACGTAATAAGGTTTCACAATCAATTGATAAACTTATTAAAAAATCAAAGAAAATAAAAAAGAAAATAAAAAATGTAAGAAATGAGATTCGTTATTATAGTACTTAAAAATTAATTATAAATACGTTTTTATACACAATTTGAACTTTGTATATAAAAATGAAGTATAATACTTTTATTAATTCATATTTTTAACATACATTGGGTAACGTGCCATGGGTGCATACGCACCTTGTGCGAATAATAATGCAGTAAGTCCACCAACGAATATGAGTGTAAATATCCATCCAAATAGTGTTTTTCTTAGGATTTTATAATTAATACCTTTTACACCTTCTAATAGTCCAACACCGACCGTTGCACCTACTTGACAATGTGTTGTTGATAAGGGCCAACCAAGTCTACTTCCCATAATAATGACACACGCACTACCTAATTCAATACACGCCCCACGACTTGGTGTAATTTTAGTGAGTTTTGTACCAAGTACATTCATGATTTTATACCCAAA